ACAACAACAATCTTCGAGGGTGTGAACCGTCGTGAGATCTCCCTGACACTGCCTAAGAAACCCGCGAAACCCCCCATGTGCTCACCGTTGGACGACATGGACGGGTTGGCGCAGTAGTGCCGCATGAACACGGACAGACCGTCGATTATGACAACAGGGCGTTCTGGTGTCACGCCGACTCGGGATCAACAAAATCTTCCAACATCTCACCTGCCAGGGACTCCATCTCCACGTAGGATTCGTGGTCGATGTCAAGAGAGTGAGGTGAGCTCATCTTCTTCACGAACACTGCCTCAGTCAACCTCTCGATCCACTCGGCTGTGTCGGGATCCTTGTAGAGCTCACCGTAGTCTTTCTTGTAGAACTTACGCTCGATCTCCACCTCACCCGTGACAGCGTCGATCACAGTGAAGGCTTTCCATGAACCCGTTCCAGACACCTCAACCTTCTTGCCGTCGATCTCGTGCTCACCTCCCTTTCGAACCACATCGAAAAGCTCCTCATCCTCGAAGATGCCCTTACCGAAGTGAATCTGAAACTTACATGACCTGAATGGGGGTGACACCTTGTTCTTCACAGTCTTAGCGGACACGTTGATACCGATGACATCGCCGTTCGAGTCCTTGATTGGCTGGCCCGCACCCAGCTTGATGCGAACAGAGGAATGGAAAGGAATCGCTTTTCCACCGGGAGTCGTTGTCGGATCACCGTACATCACACCAATCTTGTCGCGAATCTGATTGAGGCAGACGAAGAGAATGGACTGGTCACCGATAACGCCAGTGATCTTTCGCATGCCCTTGGAGATCGCTCGAGCCTGTAGGCCGATGGAGTCCTTGTCGTAATCACCAGTGAGCTCGGCTTTTGGTGAGCTACCGGCCACCGAGTCCCAGATGATGGTGACAGGCACATCCTTCTGCATCGCCTTCACCTTCAGGATCGTCGACTCGGCAACCTGGAACACCTCCTCAGTGCAGTGAGTGTCGATGTAGACGAAGCGCTTGGAGACGTCAACACCTAGAGCTGCCAGGTTCTCGACCGAGGTGGCGTTCTCAGTGTCGATGTAGACGATGATGCCGCCCATCTGTTGGGTGGAGCGGGCGAGCTGTGTGGCAATGTGTGACTTACCAATGGACGGTGGGCCGAAGATCTCAATGATCCGACCCTCAGGCAGGCCACCGTTTCTGCGATTGGAGATGATGTAATCAAGACCCCGGCTACCCGTTGAGATCCAGCGCTTCACGTGCGTGGGGGACTCATCAACAGCGAGATTGTAAGCGACTCGTGAACCAAAGTCCTTGTTCAGCGACTTGATGAGATCATGTGTGAAGTCCTGCGTGTTGTCTTTCTGTTCTTTCTTCTTTGCCATGTTCTCCTAAAAGTAAAGAGGGCTTTCGCCCTCTTATAGTAAACCCCTGATCCGGGATTTTCAACCTAGATTTTAGAGCTCGAGCTCTGCGAAAGCTGAATCAAGATCCTTGATCTTGTTGTTGATCGCATCGCCGGCCGAGGCGCTCTCTGCGCTTGCACTGAAGTTGCGACCCGTTCCTGCATCACTCTGCTCTTCATCACCGTTGAGCCAGTCATTGATGATCTTCTCGAGCTGCTCGTAGGACTTGAGCTCATAGAGATCGTTCGGATCGGGAATTTCATCCAGCCACTGTGTTGCCTGCTTCGGATCTTCGGAGAGCGGCGTCACCTTTGGCCGGGCAGTGACATCAGTCAGCTTCCACTGGGTGCCGGGCTTCTGGTAGCACTTGACTTTGATGTCACGACCGGACGTTGGATCAGTGATGTCACCGTAATCCTCGTCGAGCATGATGTTGAGCAAACTCTGATAGACCTGCTTGCCGAACGACCAGAGCTTGATGCCTTCACCTTCCTCACCCCGAACGAGAACAGGAGCATAACAACGCATCTTCGGGTAGAGCTTCTTGGCAAGCTCGTAGGCCGACTGATCGCCAGCAGCACCGTCGTCGCGGAGCTTGGTAATCAGTTCCTGGAAGGGATCGGTCTTGCCGAACTGATAGGGCGCAAGAATACCCGGATTGTTGCCGATGTTGTAGTAGAACCAGAGCTCCTTGAACGGCTGTCCGTCGTTGTCCTTGAACGACAGCAGTCGAATGGTGGTCTCGGTATCAACTTCAGGACGCCACATGATGTTGCGCCGAGAGTTGTTGCCCGAGAGCTGGTTGAGCTTCTTGCGAATCGCGTCGAGATCAATAGCCATGTTTACCTCCTCAAATGTGTAATGGTCAATGGCTCAAATGTTTCGTGACAGGATTGCCACGTGATTAGAATAACTGTGCAATGACTGGTGTTCAAATTTTATTCGTCGTCGTCGCCGCCGAAAGATGCCTTCGCTGACCTGATAAACCGCTTACGACTGTAACCGGGAGGTGAGGCACCGAGAGGAAGCGCGAAACCGGCAACACCGCCAGCAGACACCTCCTCTTGATCCTCTTCCTCATCAGGCGGAAAATCGGGCTCAACAAGGAGCTCTTCTTCCGCAGATTTCGCCTCTTGAATGGCACGACGAACAACGTGTCTCAACTGTTCAACTGTTAATTTCATCATGCTTCTAAATAGGCTCATGGTCAAGCAAACCGGTGAGACGCAGGAACTTCGACGATGTGGGGCTTCACCTGCGAAAGATGTTCTCTGAGCCACTCTGCCTCAGTTTCAGCAGACTCTGAGGTCGGCACTCCCACCCACCAGCACCTCGCCTCACTGTCCCAGCGATACGATCGGTCCTTCAGTAGGGGATTCTCACTCATCTGAGAACCTGCGGCGAACACTCGAAACGTGCTGCGGGTTGACGTAGCGATCAAGGTGGGCATAAGATGTGTCAGCTCGATGAGACGCAAAAGCGCTTGAGTGTCTGCTTCTGCATCGTGAGCATCATACCTGAACCCGTTCCACGCGCAGAGAACAGCGAGACTTCGAGCGGGATACTTCGATTTAGGCCACTCAGTGTCAGACAGCGTGCACGCCCAGGGGGTTGCAGGAGGCTCCACACCAGCACGTTGCATCTCGGTCATCACCCACTTCCTGTCGAACGCAGCGTTGTGAGCGATGACCAGACCACACTTGTTGAGTAGGCCGGCGACTTTCGCCCAGTCGATCTCGTGACCCTTCACCTGCTCGGGTGTGATGCCTGTCAGTTCTTGGGTCTCGGGTGTGAGCGGCGCCTTGGGCTCTTGAAACTTCACCGATGGTGGCATCGTGCCCGTGATATCACCCGTCTCTGGGTTGCAGAAGAAGGGCAGAACGGCGATCTGAATCACCTCACCTTGGTCGGGTCGTAGGTGGGTCGTCTCGACATCCAGTACACAGCAGAGAAGATCTCTGCCCTGTTGGACATTCTCGGTTGACTTCTGATAGGGTGCCAGGGGGGTGATGACAACCTCACCCTTCTCGTTCTCTAGGTGCTTCATCTCTCTCCGGTTGCGTGAGTCAGCTTACCCGTCTCATTATAACCGAGAGAGTTGTTTTTTCAACCTAGTAAACGGGTCACTCTAGATTCACCCGCCAGGCCTCGTCGCGTGCCATGTTGGATCGGCGATGACGATCGTGCCCTGGGATGTCTGTCGGATGTTGAGATCCTTCTTCTTGCCCGAGACCCTCCACTCAGGGTTCAGGCTGCTCGGTAGGGCGCCGATGTTCTGAAGGGCTAGCATGATGGCGCCGATGTAGATCTGAGGATACTTCTCCCGCATGACGTAGGGATTGATTGTCACGACGGTCTGCCCGTTGTCCGTGAACTGTTGCAGTGACCCGAATGCGCCTCTGAAGGTGTCGTTTTCCTGCAGGGCTTGCTGCAAGGCGCTGGCCATCTGACTGATCGGGTCCGACCCTGACAGCTTTGTGATACCCAGGTCACGCAGAAGGGCTTTCGGCTCCGACTGTGCTCGAGATGTGGAGTCCTTGATGTCTTTTCTCGGGGCTCCTCGTGAGAGCTGCCGCTTGTAGTCGATCCGGTCGAGAAGACTGTTAGAAGACTTAGCGGGCTTGGACTCACTTGGTTTGTTGCTTTTGCCAGCGGCAGAATCCTTCTCGGTCTCCTCCACCAGCAACGTGAGATCAATCATCTGCGACACTCTTTGTTGTGAACCTGAACTGCATGCCCCTAAGTATGTCGCTGCGCTCACGATGCGTGCCAGAGACCAGGTCACCACCCGAGATGTACACAGCATCATGCACAACTGCATGTGGCACACAACCTCGGGCAGCACAGGTCTTTCTGAAGATCTCTAGGGACACATCGACCCCGGCGCTCTGCACGAAGTTGTTGATCAGCGCACCCGTTCTGGGATTTGAGGTCTTTGGAAACACAGGACGACCTGTCGGGCTGGTGATGTGACCCTTTGCGCTCAACTCTTCTCTCAGCTGTTTCCCGAGTCCTGCGAGGTCGAGATCTGTCACGAGCCGGGTGACGCCTGACTCACTGGCACCCAGAGTCACCAGTGAACGCCTGGTGGCTCCGTAGCACAGAGATATCGTAACCTGCTTGGCGACGTCACGAGTCAATCCTGAATCAAACCACGACCTGTTGACAGCATCGTAGAGGTCGTCACCGGGATCGAAGTCGGGTGCCTGCAGCCCGAACAGGATCGTGGGCTCCAGCGCGCTGATGTCCAGCTCAATGAGGGGCGCGCCACCGGGGTCACGCCAGCTGGTTCGCTCATCGGGTGTCGCTGTCAGCACGTTCGGACCTGAGGTCACCGTGAGCCGACCGGTGATCGTGTTGCCCATGGAGTAGGTCACGCTCACGGGTTCACCGAGGCGAGCGGCGACGTCCCAGGATGACTCGTCCTCGGGTTCGACGTCAGCTCTCGGCTCGACCCTGAAGGGTTGCATGCTGTCAAGGAACTCTCGTCCTCCCACGTAGGTCTCAAGCCAACCCATCTCGTCAGCGCTCATCACCTCTGTTCTCAGGCGCTCGATCTCCGTGAGACGTCGCTTGAGGACGGTTGCAGGCAGCATGTTGACGGCATTCACCCGCGTAAGACCCAGGTCGCCGATCATCTTCAGCTCACCCGTGCTCAGGAGGCTCACGTCGTGTCCCCAGATCGACATGAACTCGTTTAGGCTGCCCACAACCCCGAGACCCTGGGCTTCCAGGGTGAGTGTGTGATGAGCGTCCCTGTTGATCCTGACCGAGGAGTCGAGGAAAGAGACACCCAGTGGGTGCGAAGGATGAAGCGTGCTGCCTAGATTGAATCCCATGAAGGGATTGTAAATCTCACAGGGTTGATTTTCAATCTCGAATCACTCATCAGGCTCGCCTTCGGCGTCGGACATGGCGCGCATGGCGTTGGCGATCTGGTCGACCAGTGCCCTGTACTCGCCGAAGGCGTCGGTGGTCCTGAGCAGCTTCACCTGCGAGGAGAAGTTGCCCGGCTCCAGGGTGTGCGACACCGAGGCGACACCGTAGATGTTGTCGGCGGTGGTGTTGGTGTCGAAGTCAACGAAGAACTGCTGGCCGACAGAGAAGAAGGGGAAGCCGAGAGTGTCGATGGACACCTCAGTCGGGATGACCTCCAGGGGCAGGCCGCCGTCCCGGATGCCGGGGGCGTTGTCGCCTCGGTTGCCGGAGCGCAGCATGTTGATCGTGGCCATCTGCGGGTCCGAGTTGGAGGAGAAGGTGACCGAGGTGGCGCCGGAGGCCTGTGTGCCGAACCGAAGGGTGGGGACGAGCTTGCGACACAACCGCTTGATCGCCGGTGTGCCACCCCTGACGCGGAAGGAGGCCGGGAGGGGCTGCCCGTCCGGACCGGTGGTGGCGACGCCGCGCTCGAGAACGCCTTCCTCCACGGCGCGCTGGATCGCCTGGTCGGCGGCGGCCTGGTGACCCATGTCGTCCGACTCGGGGTCGACATACTCCCGGATGGCGTTGAACTGCCTCGTCCGGGCGGCCCGGTATATGGAGCCGAACGACTCGTGAGGCGTGCACCGGGAGTCGTAGACGTGGATCCGGAGGATGGTGCCGGCGGCACCGGAGTTCGGGTTGTC